GATTAGAGAAGAAGCTCTAAGACTCAGTTGGTACATGCGAGGCGGTCTCACTTACGATCAAGCAATGGGACTTTCACCTCAAGAGCGCAAATTAATAAATGCCTTAATCAAAGAAAATTTAGAAACTACTAAGAAATCTGGACTGCCCTTCTATTAATATGAATTTTGAACAAGCCAAAAAAGACATCGAACAGTGGATTGTGAATTTTGTCGAAAAACCCAATCCTTTGTTAAACGGGTGGCCGCCATGTCCGTATGCTAGACAAGCAAGAATCAATCGCCGTGTTGATATACGGCAAGGGTGTTTCAATCCCATTGACGACGTCAAACAGGTCAGCATGGCTGAATTCGATGTGATTGCGTATGTGTACGGTCGCGAACGTTGGCCGGCTGAAGAGTTTAACGAGTTAGTGGACATTGCCAATCGGGTACACTTGCACTCGCAGGGTTTAATTGCCTTGGCTGATCATCCCGACGATGTAGAATCTGTTCGCGGTGTGATCATGAATCAAGGCACTTATGCTATTGTGTTTGTGCAAGACCTAGCCAAGCTTGATCACTTTGCCAAATTGTTAGCCGACAAAGGCTTTTATAAGGATTGGCCCGAAGACTACTTACAGGTGTTGTTTGAAGGAAGACAGGATCCCAGATGACTTACCAATATGCCAGAATTAACTTAGCCAAAACCACTTACAAGCCCTCTGTGGACTGGCAGTATATCACTGACCCCGATCCTGCTATACTGAACGACATTTATAGAACTTACTGTATCTACAAACACTTTGGATCAGTGATGCCGATCTTTGACAGTCAATATCGCGACCCAGATACCGATGTAATTGGTTATTATGACAATAATCAGCTGGTGGCATTCAGCTTGATCAAACGCTATGATTCAAAAAATGCCTTATGTGCTCAGTTTGCGTGGACTTATACTAAACCTCGACTGAGACTAGGCATTGAAAGTTTAAAAACAGAATGTGCTATCTACAGAGACAGAGGATTTGAATATCTGTACTTGGATCAGGCACACTTGTACAAACAAGGCTTCGAAGGCTTTGAATTGTTAGGGCCACATCAATAAAGGACACACATGGCAGACATATATCATATTTGGGCAAACAAGGAAGGTGACATTTCTGATCTGGATTGGGTTACCAACATGCGCAGTTTCTTACAACATTTGGTAGACGAAGACAAGATGCTGTCGTTTAGAATAACACGTTGCAAAATGGGATTCAGAAGTATTGCTGACATGCCTGAATGGCACATCATGATGGAGTTTCGTGACATGGCACAAATGGATAATGCCTTTAAGAGAGTAGCACCACTTGAAGGTGAACTAGAAAACAAACACAGATCTTTTAATCAATTTGTGTCTGGTGATATTCAACACGCATTATTTCGTGATTGGCCTGATCAGTTATAAGATGTGCGTCGCACATCTGTTGTTTCGCTTTCGCTCACAACTTATTTTTTTTATTAGATAGTGAACAAAGCAGTTGTATTGATCTCATCTAGAACTATGAGCCACACTTAGCCCGCACAGGGCTAAGAAAAAAAGAGACCTCATCTGAGTCTACTTCACCACACTAGCGTTAGAGCATTACAGAGGCGGTTGTCCGGTACCTCGAGCTCCGTCTTATACAACGGCAGTTTATACACATACGCAGTCATATGTATAAACCCAGGGTTTTTCTCCCTTCATTTTGCCTTTTCTAATCTTTTCAAACAATCAAACCGCGGGTCTTAAGCGATCTTCGTCCTGTTAAGGATAGTGATTGAGTGCTTCTTGCAGCGAGAAGACTTCCGTCCCTGCGACTCTCGTCCAGGTTTAGGGCACCCGAAGTTAACTGGTGCTGGTCGTTACTGCCTGTCGTTGCCTATTAGAGTTTGTTTTTTATGTGTGATCCATGTACACGTACTTGAATGTGACCGTTGTAATAGTCATCTGATTCAAGTACTCGTCTCGCAAATTGCTCGCGAGCTTCTATGTACGAACATTCGGCTTTTGATTTACAATAATATAAGATTTCGCGATGGAAATTGTCGTTGCCTAGTTTGTTGACGTCTTCTGTGAGATTTGGAGAGCTGCCGTAGTATTGTTGCCAATCTGAGTCTATCTTTGATTTAATTTTTTTACGTTTTTTGTTGCCGTTCTTTAATTTTACTACTTTATAAGTGGTCTTTGCAAATTTTGCGAGCTTCTTGCCCACATACATTTTGCCGTTGGTGGTGTTAGTTATCAAATAAACAAATCCAACAACATCCTCTGGCAGTTCTGAGACTGCATTTCCATTATAATACCACGTCATACGCATAGTTATGATATCACGGGTAGAATATGAAAATTTTGTATTCATCAATGAAAATCCAAAAGTGTTTCAAGATCTTCGAAGTCTTGTTCGGCGATGCGATTGTTATTTAGGTTGTTGAGTATGTTGTACAGTATCTGCAGTTCTTCTCGACTGCGTGTCTGCGGCCAACCCAACTCCACACTTATTTCGTGAAGTTCTAGTCTGCGTCTAATTCTTTCACGCAAATCCAAGGTGGGATTCATTTCGTTGATCCAACCAAAACCCAAGGCAATGTCGCGAATGCCTTGCGGTAAATTGCGCAACTTGTGAGCAAAATCTGGATCAGTTACCATGCGCACATCGCCTTGTGTTTCTAACTTTTCTGATTCTCTAAACATTCCAGTATAGCCCCAGCGAACAGCATGTATGGTACCGCTGAGTGCATACTTGCGATAACGATGTAAAAATTCAATGTTGTATTCGTGATCTTCCTGTGTTTCGGTTGGGTAACCAATAAACATCAAGACAACATTTTTGATTCCGTACCAAGCACACTGACGAAAATGAAAGTCAATGTCCGCATTGCTATAGTGTTTACCCATGTGTTTGCGCACATTTGGACTGTAGCTTTCGATGCCGGTAACTAAGAGATTGGCTCCGGCTTCGGCCATCAAGCGCCAATCCCGTTCCGGCTGATCTAATCTTGTACGACAAATAAATTGCCCCATGTACTTGATTTCAGACATGGAAGGATCATCGCGTTTGAGTTCTATTAAGCGTTGATTAATACTGCGCCAAACTTTGAGATTACCGTTGAGCAAACTGTCAGTGAAATGAAACAAGTTAACGCCGTATTTTTTCTTGCCGTTGACTATTTCTGCAATCACATCATCGGCACTGCGGCTGCGAAACTTGGGCCACATTTCGGGAATGTTACAGAAGGTACAGGATCTCACACAGCCGCGACTAGCTGTGATATAAAGACCAGGTTCGTAGGTGTAGTAGTAGGAACTAGGATCAATGCCGGTGTAATCTGGATGCGGCAAACTGTCAAGATCCATGATCTGCTGCGGTGGATTACCGTTTATGCCAGGACTGTCCACATTACCCTCCAACAGTTGCATAATGGCTTCTTCGCCGTCGCCTTGGATAAAATAATCGATTAGGCCAATCTTGTGAGCATAGTCAGCAAAGGTAGCAGAATCCAAGCTGTTGGAATCCATGCTGGGAAGACTGCCGGGCCAAGCATAGCTGCCGCTGCCGCCAATCACTATCTTGCCAGTGTATCTAGGCCGTAAAGCTTGTAACACTGTCCAAGCAGCCATAACACTCATACGACTGAACACTGTTACACCCACCATGTCAGGATTGACAGCAATCACTTGATCAATGAATTTTTCCAGTGTGTCTTTGAGTATTTTTGCAGTACCGTCGGTCAATGTTAATCGTTTGCATCTCCAGTACTGTTCAAGTTCCTGCCAAGTTTCGCTGTCGACTGTGTTATTGAGGTACAAGTTGAAATCAAACTGATCACAGTCCCAGCCTACCTTTTTAACACAAGCCGAAATTACCGCTGCGGCTGCTGGCGGGCGTTCAAGCTCAACGCTGGGTGTATTAATGAAAGCAAATTTTTTCATAGGTTCAATATGTTGCGTATGTCTTTGACAATGTCGCTGCAATCATCTGTGCTGCCGCGAAATTTCCATACACGATCTGGATCCTTGTCTAAGAAATTAATGACTTCGCGATTGTTTTTTTCGTGAAAGTACCATTCCCAAAAGTCGCCGGTCCATGTCCAAGACACAGTGCCAGGAAAGTTAAATTGGTAAGGGGCTGTGATTTCCTTGGGAGAATCCGGAAACTGACTGATAAATCCATCAAAGTAACGCGGGCGATAAACAGCATCGTTGCGAAACCAAGATTCTAATTTTATGTCATCGCACCAGATGGATTCTATACGCCATTCAGTGTCGGCCACAATAGCACCAGTGTTGTCTACGATGGTGTCAGATTCTGTTTTGCTGAAAAAATCAATGGTAAATGAATCTACCTCAGAGTTTTCGACTTTGACATGATTTGTACCATCCGGTATTGTGTAAACAACATTGCCAACTTTTATCTGCGGTGGAGTACGCCCAGAAGTGGCATGAGTAAGTAAGGTAAACGTCTGCATCAATTAGTTAGCCATCCTACAGCATATGATTGATCAACCAGTTTGCAGTTGCACTTTTGTTCACATTCAACCCAGGCCTTTGCAGGATCGTCAAAGCTGCTAAACAGTTTTGACCATACAGGATCAGACAAGACCTGATCTAAAGATCTAGTGTTGAGATTCAGTTGATCGCGATAAGTCTGATGGAAACTGTCTTTAAAATTGATAGTTTTACGATCAGTTGCCATGCTTATATAAGGAAAGCTGACCCAGCTACAAGGATGCAGCACACCGTCGGCACTGACATACAATCCGCGATTGCCAATGGCACACATGGGCGTGATGAACTTGTTGTGTTGATCTTTTACTATCTGAAACATGCGTTGATTGGTTTCTAGATAACTGTTGTTCAAGGGTTCACGACCAGACAGATTGGTAAAGTATCTTTGTGTTTTGCTGATAAACTCATCTCTGGGTTCCAGGGGATCTGCAGCACCTCCGTAAGCAGTGCCATACTTGCTGCCAAATTTAGTGCTGTAAGTTAGCTGTAGGCCGTCACATCCGGCTGCTGTGGCCAACTGCTTAATCTTGTCCAAGTGATCTTGATTGAAAGCAAAAACAATAGTGGCCCAATAAACAAAGGCTGGACTTTGTTGAGCCATGATCGACATGCCAGTCATAATGCTGGACCAATCGCTGCCGATGCGATACAGATTGTTGCTGTCGTTGTCGTACCCATCAACGCTAAAATTCACAGTGTCGTATTCGTTGCTGATTTTAGCAAAACGTTGCCACCATTCGGCTCGTCGATAACTGCCGTTGGTAATAGTGTAGATATGTATTTTGGGATTGACAGATTTGATGTACTCAATGATATCCAAATATTCGCTGGCATAGATGGGATCGCCTACATCACCGCACATGGTAATGCGTTTGACTGTGTTTTCCAACAAGTCAGGAGTGAGTGTGCGTTGAAAAAAATCCAGCGTAAGTTCTTTGTTGATCCAAGGCACTGGTGCTGTGTCATTGCGAGGGCACCGTGGACACTTGAGTGTACACTTGCCGCTTACTTCAAAATGCCAATGATACAACTGCCAAGGATAAGTCAAGGTGCAATCTCTATAAATTTTATATCGTTATCAAATAGTATAGCACAAATGCGTTCAGCAACACGATCTGCATCTAGATGTGGACGATTGTACAGCTCTTCAAAACGATCTTCGAACCCGCGATACCGATTGGTATTAAAATTGGTTTTAGTCAAACCCAATCTCACTTCCAATATGCAGGTATTGGGATATTCTACACGCAGCATCTCGCTGAAGTCAGCAAGAGCCAACTTAGACAAACTGTAAACTAGATCATTGCCCCAGTACTGACGATTGTTGGTACTGGTTATGTTTACAATTTTGCAATTGCGATTTTGTCGTAGTGCTTTTTGCGAAAGTAAGACTGGCGCAATTAGATTAGTATTTAATATATTTTCGACACATTCAGAATTGTGTTCATGAAACGGAATTTTGCCACCTACGCCGGTTGCTGCAC